GCTATGGCCGTCAAAACTGCTGCTACCGCTGAACTGCAGTTTGGCGGCGCCGTGATCGGGAAGGTTCGAGACGTATCGCTGAACATCAGCCGCGACCCACTGGAAACCACCGGCATCGGGCAAACCGATCGCACCTATACCTATGGCATCCGCAGCACAAGCGGAAGCGGGACGCTGCTGTATGACTCCAGTGATACAGCAACCAGGAATGTGATGAACACGCTGCTGAGCGATTCTGAATCGCTTTCGCACGTCAAGCTGGTGCTCGACACCGCAACAACGCTCGGTACCATCGAGGGCGATGTTGTAGTGACTCAGGCCGGTGTCAGCGTCAGTGTTGGCGATCTGGTCAGCGTGCCCATCAGCTTCAACGTCAGCGGAAAACCCAGCGGTGGCTTCTGATGGCAGTTCTTGGCGTTGGTGGTGTCCTTGGTATCAGCCGGGCAATCCCGGAGCCGATTGCGCTGTCATCTGCTCGCATCAACACCGGCGGCGCCACGACAACGATCTCACTGACCAACCCTGGCTACTGGACTGGCGACAGGATCATCATCGCGTCGTCGCTTGGTGTGCCGTTTGATGTCAACGGCGATGGCTATGCCGACTGCCCAGATGGGCATGGCATCTATCGCGGCGGCATTTGGGATACCGGCATCAGCCGGGCTTTTTACGTTGGTGGCGATACAGACGCCAGCCCCTTTTACCGTCAATACACAGAGACCCTCAATCTGGTCACACAAGCCGGCGATCAGCTTGTAACCCAGAGCGGCGATGCACTGATCGGCTTGTCAGGTGCGGAGGGGCTTGAAGATTTCTACAACAATGCCGCCAATACCGGCCTTGCGACGCAGGCCGATGGCTACATGAGTCGCGATGAGCTGGATCGCATTCAGCTTTGGACTACAGAGGCGGCGGCACATTCTGCCTCTGGCACAGAGAAAGCTATCAGCAAGGTTAAGTGCGGCAACTTCATCGTCACCTACTACGACGATGCTGCGGAGTACACCGCAGCGATCGACACTGCGGCAACATCACTCAATGAGCTCACGCTGTTGCAATCTGAACAGTTGCTGGCGAGCGTGATCACGCTGCCTGCCGGATTCGCGGCATTGTGTGATGACGCCAACCGCAACTGGAAGATGCAGTGCGACCTTCAGGAATGGGTAATGTCGATCGACGCCACCAGCCTTGACACCACTGCGATCGGCGAAACCTTTGGTGAGCACGTAAAATCTTTGGTGCGTGGAGCTGGCACGCTTCAATTCCAAGCGGATCACCGTGCTCAGGAGGGTGAAGAAGACGGCCTAGCACTGTTGCGCCTTGTCTTGCTCACTCAAAACCACTGCAACACCAAAGCGCGTTTCCATCTTTACAAAAACCGCAATGCACCTAACCCCCAGATTGATGGTTCGGTTTACTACGAGTGCGACATTCTTCTCACAAATTCAAGGCTGAATACAAGAGCAGTCGATATTATTGCTGGCACTGCTGATTTCGTGGCAACATCTGAAATCAAGATCAAGGTTGCCGCCGGCTAGACTCAGAGCACGTAGGACCAATGGAAGCCCGTGGCCAGCCTTGGATTTGCCGGTGACGGCGGCTCGCTGAGCGACATCAACGCAACCCAAGGCGAGTTCCGCGAGCAGATTGCGGCGCTGAATGACCTGGTGCGTCAGATCGCCGGCAATGCCGCTGTGTCTGCTGGTGATTCTGCGCAGGCTGATCCGCTCAACGCGCCATTCACCCTTTACGTCAATCCCTACACCGGCAGCGATGAGTTCGTCGGCGGTGCTTACAACACGTTTGAAGCTGGCGCCACGCAGCAGGAGATCATCGACTCCAAGCTGAAGCGCCTTGAAAAGCAGCGCCTCACCTGTGGTTTCACGCCGCAGCGTCCTTTCCGCACGATTAACCGTGCCGTCATCGAGGCGGCGATCATCACCAGTAAGGACTGGTACACGATCACCGACCCCGCAGCGCATGTTGACTGCGTGAGTATCGTGCTGGCTCCCGGCGTCCACACGCTTTACAACGACCCCGGCAGCGGTAGCACCAGCCTCACAAGCTGGGGGACATCCAAGACCCCGACCACTGCCGAGCTGATTCAGTTCAACCCGGCCACGGTCGGCGGTGTGCTGCTGCCACGCGGTTGCTCCCTGTGCGGCGCTGATCTGCGCAAGGTCACCATCCGCCCCAACTGGGTGCCGGATACCGCAGACGAAGAGGCTGATTACAGCAATCGCCGCGAGATGCTGAAGATCACCGGCACCGGCTACTTCTTCGGCTTCACCATCATGGACAAGGTGGGCGAAGAACGCAGCCACCACCTGCTGTCCGCTTTTGGCTTCGCCAGCAAAGCTGAGCTCGATGCCTTCTATGCCAAGACCTTTAGCGCTGTCGGCGATGGCGCTGACCTGGCTTCTGCGCTGACCGTTACGCGCGGCACTGAGTATCAGATCGTCGGCCCGATCGACCAGACCCAATCGCCTGTGCCGGCTTGGGACACCACCAGCAGCGCATCGCCTTACATCTTCAACTGCTCGGTCCGCTCCAATTACGGCTTGGGTGGCGCGTGGATGGATGGCGCCAAGGTAAGCGGCCTGCGCAGCATGGTCACCGCCAACTTCACTGGCGTGAGCCTGCAGAAGGACATGAGCTGCTGGCAGCGCTACAGCGCAGGCGGCTGGACCACCACCACTTACGACCAATACATCGCTGCTGATCCTGACGACATCAGGATGAAGCCCGAGCGGCTCAGCCGTCACATCGTCGCGATCAACGACTCCTTCATCCAAGAGGTGAGCATTTTTGCGATCGGCCAAGGCATTCACCACTTCACCGATCTCGGCGGTGAAATCACCATCACCAACAGCAACAGCAGCTTCGGCGGCTGCGCTGCGATCAGCAAGGGCTACAAGACCGTCTCCTTCCCCAGCGATCGCAACTGGACGATCCGCAACATTAAGGTGCCGCTCAATGTGAGCGAAAAGACTGGCAACATCAGCCAGATCTACCTAGGCACCGTTGAAAGCGCGACCGCTAGCGCAATCACCCTGACCACTGATCTGGCCGCCGATCCGTCGTCTTCCACCATCCCAGCAATTCTGCTGCGTGATGGCTACTCACTTGCTGATGGCACCAAGATTTGGATCGAGAATCCGAGTGGCGATCCCTGGTATTCAAACCTCAGCAGTGCCGCGTGGGATGACGACGCACCCGACACGATCAATATCACCGGGGCCTTCACCGGCAACGACCCCACCACCGATCCTGATGGCGTAAGCCTGCTGCCTGGCAAACGCGTTTACGTGCGCCGCTTGGTGGACACCCGCACGCCAGAAGAGCGGCGCGTGTCGATCCTGATGAACAACACGGCAACCGTCCGGCTGCCGCAGCGCAACTTCATCCTGCAGACCGATCCTGCTCGCACCAATGGCGCCATCAGCCGCGAACTGGTGGCTGGTGGCAGCGAAGTATTCGCCGTCAGCAATGTTGGCTCTGTGCCCACATCCGGCGGTGGCATCGCCACTTCATCTGAGATCACCCTGCGGCGTTCGGCGCCGACCGTTACCTACGCCAACGACACGTTCTACCCCGCTGGCACGATCGTTCGTCACGCAAACAAGCATTACCAAGCGCTGTCCGATGTGACCACAACCACGGCAGCACCTGATGCAGCAGTGTTTGGTGAAACCTTCGTGCACATGCCTTCGGACTACAACGCCGAAGACCCGATCACGCAAGAATCTCGCATCCTGTCGTTCGACACCGACACCGACACCGATCCATACAGCCAGACGCTGGGCATCAACTTCAGCACCATCTGGACTAGCGCCGGCTCGACCCAAGAGCGCTATCGCAGCAGCACCGACTACAAGGGCGTTCATGCGCTGCTCGTGGCTTTGGGCTTTACTTCAGATCAGGCGCATACGGCATTGGTGCCCAAGGCGACTGACAGCCGTCTGCTAGATCCGGCCAGCAGCGTTGATTTCCCTGACGCTCCAACCGGCGGTGCCGCTACTGGCCGTGGCTACTGGGCCGTTGAATTCCGTCGCCCCAGTGTGTTGCGCCTCTATGGCCATGCCTGGGAATGGGCCGGCTATCTGAACTACAGCAAAGCCGTTCCTGCAGCCCAGAAGGATCTCGGCGCGCAGAATAAATTCACTTACTACTTCACGAGCGCAGCTGGCGGTCGCGTTGTGCCACAGGGCTCCAACGAAGACGGCTTCAACGTGTCGCCACGTGGCCTGGAGGATGTTGAGACCGGCGCCACGCTGACGGTGGAGTCCCTGGGCACCAGCTCTGTTGACGACTACCAGCAGACGCAGTTCGCTGCGCTGAGCGTGGACGAGCTGAGCGTCAAGAACATCAACATCTCTGGCACCATCACAGGCTTGCCTGATGTGAATCGTGCTGCAACCGATACTCTCGGCCCCACCTACCTGGCCTCGATTGATCGACTAAACAGCCTGGCAGCGGCATCCTCTGATAATCAGATCAACGCCAACCCTTACGCAGTCACCACTGAGGGCCTGAACTACTGGAAGAACAAAAACCGTCTGGTGTCTGCACCTGTTGGCGTGCAGTACATCTACGTCGATCCTGCATCAAGCAATAACCCAAGCTACGAGCAGATGCTGGCTGGTACGCCACCTAACGTACCTTCACTGCGTGTGCGCAATTTGCAGACGGCTGTTGCTTACGCGAACACCATTTACGGACCCACCGCGACCGTTGAGTACCGCATCGCACCTGGAATTTACGAGCTAAAAGGTGGCGTTGAGTTCAAGACCAACGCAGCCGTGCGAGCGTGGGATATGACCGCTAACACTGCGTTGAATGACGAGCGCGAAGGCGGCACCATTCCTTTCTTGGGTGGGTCTGCCGAAACATTCAGTAACTACATTGATCCAACAAAGCAGCCTATCTTTTTGACTTGGATGCGTTGTGAGTTCGGCGATACACCGGCTCTCAGGCTGGTGGTGCCGAGGTCCGACCCGTTTTATTTGCGATTCAGGGAATCGGGGTCTGTGATTGGTGTTGCTTGGTGGGGCGCTACCGAGACTATTACTGGAGGCTTTGCCTCAACACTTGCCAATGCGCAAGCCCGTGTATCCGATAGCTTTTTCACCGAAAACCGCATTCCGTTGGCGTCGATTCCGTCTGCCTTTAGGCAGAGTGCTGTAAATAACCCAGACGATGCTTTCGACTATTTCCAGCGTGCGTGCGCTATCCGAACCATCTCAGCCGATGACGATGGCCACTTCCGTTTGTATGGGCATCGCCACAGCGCTGCTGTTGTTTTTGAAAAAAGTGGCAAGATGCACAACTGTGCCTTTGGCGCTATTTGCCCAGCTGACCTTAGCCTCCCAGGGGGTGAAGTTCAGCTTTATAGCATGATTGAAGTAGGCGCAGATAATGTTGAACTTAATGGCCTACGTTTCTTCGGTAATGTGCGAATGTCGAGCAAGCTTAACACGGGTACGGTTGACCTTAGTAGTGAAGGTCTTGGTGTGCGCGATTACTCAGAGATAAGGACACGCGGCCGTTTTTCACCTGATTTTACGGCCCAAAATTACTTGATGACTGGCCACGCAACTACGTGCATCGCCCCTGCTTCAGCCACTAACATCAATGGCTCGATGCAAGTGGGGCTGGGCACTCTTGCCAATTTTAATGCAAGCGGTTTCACAGAAAACAACAATCCATGGACTAATTTCTCGTTGATTTCTTCAAACTATAGTGGTGGCACGGTTTCGTATGCGATTGCAACCTCTACCGCATCGGCAAGTGATACGGCATGGAAAACAGCCGGGCCAGCGTTTAATTCCTTCTTTAACGCTGCCTCAAAAATTACCGCAGGCCTTTTTAGAAACTGGGTTCAGTTTGCCCTCGATAGCGATTTAACTGGAGAGCCAAACAGAACCGCCGACAGCGCGGGATTTGATGGCAAATTTGGCAACTATGCCAGCAGTTATACTTCTAACACGACAAGCGCGAACTACTACTCCATGGGGAGTCGCTTTGGTAATACTCTGATTGCGGATCTTGATCGCATTAGCGTTTTTGGTGACACCGATTTTACCTGGTTTTCTGTAGCAGGTGGAGACCGCTATGTGGCTGGTGAAGGCGTCCCAGCCCTTGATACATACATCAGTGGCCTCAGCGCTGGTGACATTGGACAGAATGCCGACCCAGCAAGCTCTACTGGCCTGTTCTCCGCGCTTAACATTAAATTACGCGGCTACAAACAAGGCATTGATACCACTAATGCCAACATCATCCGCCTTAACATGGTGCTCTGATCATGATTGTCTCCTTCTCGCTTGAACTGCTGAACGCTCCTGCTGTTGTCACGCAGTTCGACGCCATGCCTGATGTGCTCACGGAAGTGCAGTATCGACTCTGTGGTTTCGACGGTCAGCGTTACGCCTATCGGACAGCCACTGCAGCCTTTGCCGCCCCCGAGCCCGATGCCTTCATGCCCTACGACACGCTCACACCCGAGATCGTCACAGGTTGGGCAGAGGCTGCTGCAGCGGATGACATCGCGGTTCTGGAAACCGAGATCGAAGCCGAACTAGCGCAGCCCGTGCAAGAGCAAAAGCCACTTCCTTGGCTTGTACCCGGCATCGCTAGCATTGGCTTAACGCCTGCCCCCTAATCGCTGTGGCGAATACAAAGATCACTGAGCTGACCCAGCTTACTAATCCTGTCAGCACTGATGTGCTGCCGATTGTTGACGTAGGAGCAGACGTTACCAAGAAGATCAGCATTGCGGATCTACTGAAGAATGCTGCAGCCGGCGCAGTTGATGCTGCAGGCATTGCTTTTGATGGCGACGGGAACACCGGGCT